ATGGGAAAAGTTGCGCAAAGGAAACCCAATCAGCAAACATGAGGCCAAGAACATGATTGGCTATCTGAATGCGAACATCAAGCTCCCTGTGAAGGATCAATACTATGTCACAGACTTGGGGTTGCCAGACGAGGCCAGATCATTTGACTGGATGCAGATGTTGCGTGGAATCCCTGCTGATGAGCGTGAATATCTCAGAGCCTGCATGCGCAATGGGGAGAAGTTCAGCGACAAACCAAGAATCAACATAAGTACAATCCACCAGTCCAAAGGTGGTGAGGCAGACAATGTCGTCCTGCTGACAGACATGGGCAGGTTGAGTTGGGAGAACAGCCATTCAGACGAAGAAAACAGGGTCTGGTATGTGGCTCTGACACGTGCAAGAAAGAACTTGTTTTTGGTCAGACCTCGTGGTTTACGATATTACAACTTGTAAGTGTTTGATTTCATTGTTGAAAAAAGATGAAAAAATTGTCAAAAAAGTGTTGCTTTTTGTACCAGAAACAACGATAATAACTGTATTGAGAAAGGAGCTAGTAAATGAAATACGCAATTGACTTTTTGAGTGCACAAGACGGAGCCATCATCGCATCAACTGAAGGTGGCAAGGATCTGGTTTTGAAAAATGCTGATGACGTTGCAGACGCTATCAAAACTCATGGCCTAGCTGGAAAAGTTTATGCATCGTCTTCAATGGACAATGCTGATGAGTATGGCTTTGCAGGCTTCTGTGATGCATGGGACATGTGGCAAAACGGCAAAAATCTGGCAAAATAATTGTTGACTATTTAGTCAGTTTGTAAGATAATAACTGTATTGAGAAAGGAGAGTGAAATGACAAATTTAGAGAACGACCCAAGAATGCCTTGGAACCAACGTACTTGGGTTGACACATTTGTCCCCAACAAGGCTTTCGTGAAGCATGGGGTTAGCCTCATCCTTGCAATGGACGAGATCCGCAAGGAGAAAGAGGCAGCAAAGCAAAAGATTATGGACGATGCTGTTCAATTGGTGAACACATATCGTTTTCTGACTGGTAAGAAAGGAGCACAGTAATGACACACTTCGTAATCGACATCCCTAATGAAGCGATCAAGGGAGCATTCCACAAGTGGGATGACGCAGCAAAGCATCTTGACAAAGCCAACATGGTCTTTGTCATCAAGCGGCAGGAGGATCTGATCCCTCTGTTACACCCAAAGAAGTTGACAAGCAAACGCATCGTCAACATGTACAACAACATCACTCGTAAAACTGTGAAGCGCATGGCCGATACTGACACTGCTGTCGTTCGTCTGTGGAAAGCAATGCAGACTATCGAGGTTGAAGGAGAAAAGCCTGTGAAGACACCTCAAGTTCCGCCATTGGATGGAATGACACCTCTTGGCATTCAGCCACTAACAGAAGAGGACGTTGCGTTCTTAGAGTCAACAGATCGTGAGGAGACTCGTGGTCGCAAGGCCAAATGGTCTGACAACACCAAGATCACTGCGATCGTTGCAGAGAATCCTCGTCGTAAAGACACTCATGGCTACAAGTCCATGCAGATCATTATGGAGTCTCAGGACAAGACAATCACCTATGGTGCCTACATTCAGGCTGGTGGTCGTCGCCAAGACCTGTCTTGGGATCTTGACAAAGGTCATGTGGTGGTAGAATGATAGCAATATATGGTGCTGGGCTTGCAGGTCTGCTAGCAGGGAACATGCTACGTTCCCTCAGACCTCATGTCTGGGAAGCGCAAGAAGAGTTGCCGAACAATCACAGCGCACTGCTTCGGTTCCGGACAGACAAGGTTGGGACAGCATGTGCGATCCCATTCAAGAAAGTTCGTGTTCAGAAAGCAATATGGTATGACGGCAAATTACATACACAGCCTAACCTGATGCTGAGCAATCTGTATTCACAAAAGGTGACGGATGCAATCTTGAACAGATCAATCAATAACCTTGATCCTGTTGAGCGATACATCGCACCACTTGATGTGATCAGCCAGATGGCAGGGAACTGTGACATAACTTATGGCTCTGCTCTTGATATGGATCGCATTGAGCAGTTGACTTCCGAGACTTGGAGTTCAGACATACCAGCGATCGTCAGCACCATACCGATGCCTGTGTTAATGAAGATATTGGGTTGGCAAGATATACCAGAGTTCCCGTCTCAACAGATATGGACTTTGAAAGCTACGATCGATGAGCCAGACTGTGATGTGTATCAGACGATTTATTACCCAGACCCAACGTCTGATGTCTATCGTATATCAATCATTGGGAATGTGGTGATATCTGAGTTCATCAGGAAGCCTCAAGCCAACATTGGTCCGCACATCTCTGAAGCTCTGCGAGAGCACTTTGGCATCAAGCCAAAAAGACTCGTTGATCTGAAAGAGTCGCATCAATACTATGGCAAGATCCGGCCAATCGATGAAGAGCTCCGCAAAGAGTTCATCTTCGAGGCCACATCGAAATACAACATCTACTCTGTCGGCAGATTTGCTACATGGAGGCAGTTGTTGCTAGATGACGTTGTTGAAGATATTCAGCACGTTGAAAAATTCATCCGGACAAGATCAAACTACTCTCGGATGCTACATGTTCAGAAAGGAGCAGATAATGAAAGTTGAGCTAATATCGTTTACAGATGACGCTGTCAATCTGTTGTTGTTTACCAAGAACACTCGTCTGATGGACGACGACAATGCCTACAGCAAGATTGCTGAATGGCCTTGGGATAAAAAGCAGGACGAGCTAGATTACATGTTGAAGACAATCAGATCCTCTTGGGAGTTCATTGATTACACCTTCAACATCCGTGATGTGACTCGTGCATTCACTCATCAGTTTGTAAGGACTCGTGCAGGATCATATGCCCAACAGTCTCAGCGGACTGTTGACATGTCTGGATTTGATTACTACACACCGCCAAAGATTGATGACAATCCAGAGGCAAAGGCTCTGTACGATCAATGCATGACAGCAATCAATAGCTTTTATCAGGAGCTGAGGCAACATGTCCCAGCAGAAGATGCTCGTGGAGTTCTGCCAACGAACATTCACACGAACATTGTAGCAAAATTCAATCTGCGCACATTGAGTGAGATGGCGAAGTCTCGCCTGTCACCAAGGGCACAGGGAGAATACCAAGAGGTGTTCAAACTCATGGTTGATGAAGTGGTATCAGTCCATCCTTGGGCAGAGCCATTCCTGACCCCAACAGAGTGGGCTGCACCATCAATGGCTAAAGCACTGAACCCATAGGAGATGAATATGTCAAAGTACAGTGATAAGTTAGTATCAGAAGTCATAGAGCTGAAAAATTCAGGCTTCACAGTAACTGAGATAACAGAAATCAAGAGATTGACCAGAAATCAAATTCAATACATTCTTTATCAGTTAAAACGGGATTTGAAGGCCAAAGAGCCTGATAAGAAATTTGATCTTGATGCCATTGACCGAGAGAAAGAGCCGAAGAACCTTCATGTTCTTTCTTTCCTGCAAAGGCTGAAGAAATGTTTGTTTGGTTGAAATTTATCCCTTTCCTATTGAGTTAGGAAAGGGTAAAATAAAGGCTTGAGAAAGGATCATAGTATGAACATATTTTATTTATCTGAAGACCCAGTGACTGCTGCACGTTATCATTGCGACAAGCACGTCGTCAAGATGATACTGGAAACAGCACAGCTCCTCTGCACTGCACATCGTGTTCTCGATGGCGACGATTATGCAGACCTTGAAGGCTTGTACAAAGCTGCATTCAAGAATCACCCTTGTGCTGTCTGGGTCAGGGAATCAAAGAGCAACTACATGTATGCCTACGAGCTTTTTGTCGCGTTGCTGACAGAGTACAAGCTCCGCTACGGCAAGATTCATGCTTGTGACAAGTTTGTGGACTCTTTGTCTTACACTCCTGTTAACACTGAGGGCTTATTCTTGACACCACCTGCTCAATGTATGCCGGACGAGTATAAACACAGCGACCCTGTCATCGCATACAGGCAATACTACTGTGGCGAGAAAGCTAGGTTCGCAAAGTGGAAAAATGGAGGTGTGCCGTCATGGTTCTCAAATCTTATAGCCGCATAGTCATTGCTGACCTAGATGGTACGCTTGGAGATTACGGCCACAGGGTAAAGCTCTGGAAAGAGCGCAAATATCACGAGTTCAATCGTGCAGGAAAAGACGACAAGCCAATTCAGCCAATCGTTGATATATTGTCGTGTTTGCCGAGAGATACAGCTGTCGTGGTTTTGACTGCTCGTAGTGATGATAATCGAGAGATGACTATCAAGTGGCTCATGGACAACGACATCAGGTTTGATGTTTTGCTGATGCGAGAGGATGGCGACATGAGGAGTGATGCCAAAATCAAGCAAGAGCTTTTTGAAAAATGGATTGATGAGGACAAGGTCTGGTTTGTTCTCGAGGATCGCAACATTTGCGTTGACATGTGGCGTGGTCTTGGGCTGACATGCCTTCAAGTTGCTCCAGGAGATTTTTGATATGTTGAGGATTGTCGGTTATGACATCGAGTTCAAAGAGCAAAAAATCGGACGACTGTTTGACCTGCCAACCGGACTACGAGCAGAGGTTGGAGAATTTGTTGATGGCTATGGACAGGGCTATGAAAGGGTCAGGGAACAAGCCTACGAAAAAGGATACGCAGATGCAGAACAAGAAATCGCCAGACGAGTGCATGGCTCAGGCTCTTGATACACTCAAGGAAAAGCGAAAGGAATATGGCGACTCATATTTGAAGTATGGGCAAGTCATGATGGCTCTTTTCCCAAATGGGATAACAGTCTATGATGCTGAAGACTTCAATCGCCTTGGGTTGCTGAATATGATCGTTCATAAGTTGGTTCGTTATGCGAATCAGTGGGAAAACAAGCATCAGGATTCAATTCATGATCTTGGTGTTTACGCATTCATGTTGGAGGCTTTGGACACACATGATTCTGTTTGATACTGAAACAACAGGGTTGCCGAAGGCTGAGGGATCAGACCTAGACATTCAACCAAGCATCATAGAATTTGGCGCGATCAAATATGATGACGACATGAACGAGATTGATCGGATTGAGTTCTTTTGCAATCCTGGGCACGACCTTGACCCACAGATCGTAAAGATCACAGGGATCAATGATTCGATGCTTGCTGGCGAGCACCCATTTGTAGCGCACTACAACAATTTGTGCGAGTTCTTTCTTGGAGAGAAAACGCTGGTTGCTCATAATCTGCCATTTGACAGAAAGATTCTTAAGTTCGACCTTGAGAGGATAGATAAACTGCTGATGTTCCCGTGGCCACCAGAGCACGTGTGCACAGTCGAAATTGGAGAAAGGGTATGGGGAAAGAAACGAAAACTTGGAGAGATTTACCAAGAAGTTACAGGCCAAGAGCACAAGAACGCACACAGAGCAGTGCAGGATGTCTTGGCTATGGCAGAGGTGGTGAAGTGGTACAAAATGAACGGACATATGTCTTAAGGCTTGAAAAAGAAGTACACAAGCAAAAGACAAAAGCTCATTTGTTTGAGGAAAAGTACAAAGCATGCAAGGCAATGCTAGAAGAAATCCAGTACCGAAACGAAGTGGCCTTCCACCGTTTGGAAGAGATCAGCACACCAGACGAGCTCTTCACAAGAAGAGTCGAAGATTGCAAAATGATACTAAAAGGAGACCTATCAAAATGGATCCGACAGTCGTAGGAACAATCGTGGGAATCATAGTGACATTGTTATGCTCAATATAAAAGTGAGGACGGAATACTCTTTCCGGAAAGCATATGGATCAGTACAAAAAGTCATTCAGACTTCAGGCGATGCTATTGGGATTTGTGATACTGGCACTTGGGGTCATGTCCCCTTCAGCAGTGCATGCAGAAAAGCAGGAAAGAAACCCCTGCTCGGTGTCGAGATTGGAGTTGTCGCAGAGCCAACAGAGCGGACAAAGCAAGCTACAAATTTCATGTCATTCATCGCAAGAACAAACGCAGGATTGCAAGAGCTCTACGAGCTCGTGTCAAAAAGCACCAGCAATGACAACTTTTACTACTTCAATCGTTTGGGCTACTCTGACCTTTTTGATATCAGCGATGATATTCTGATCTTGACTGGGACTAACCCAGATTGGGGTCTGTTGCCATCGATAAAGAAAGACACGATGTTTGTTGAGCTCAACCCTATGAGTTCACCAAAAGCACTGGAGATGGCCAATAAAAAAGGTTTACGAGTTGTAGCCACTAGTGACAACTATTTCCCATCAGTAAAAGACAGGAAGGCATATGAGGTTTTGGTTGGCCGCAACAGGACAGACCGAACAGCTCCGATGCACATAATGAATGAGTGGGAGTGGAAGTCTGCGTTGCCTTGGGCACCACAAGAGGCCATTGACAATACCTATGTTGTTGCTGAGATGTGTAACGCAAACCTGCCGACAGCACAGATGGTTTCTTTTGATGCTCAAAAGACACTGCGTGAGATGTGTCAAGAAGGTGCTCCCCCAAGAGGTGTTGATCTGTCTGATCCAGAATACTCAGCTCGCCTAGACAGAGAGCTGCAACTGATTGCTGAGAAAAAGTTTGAGGATTACTTCTATGTAATCGCTGACATGATCAACTACGCAAAAGAGCACATGCTTGTTGGACCAGCACGAGGATCATCTGCTGGCTCTTTGGTTTGCTACTTGATAGGCATCACAGACATTGACCCGATCAAGCATGACCTACTGTTTGAACGATTCATTGACATCACTCGTGAGGATCTTCCGGACATCGACATCGACTTTCAGGACGACCGCAGAGAAATGGTGTTCGAATATCTCAGGCAAAAGTACGGAGCAGAGAAGGTTGCTCACCTTGGGACTGTGTCTCGCTACAAAGCCAAGAGCACTATCGCAGAGGTTGCCAAAGAGCTAGGCATCCCTGCTTGGGAAGTGAATGATCTGAAAGGAGCAATCATTGAGCGCAGCACAGGCGACTCTCGTGCAGCATTCTGTATCCTTGATACATTCAACGAGCTTGATGTTGGTCGGCAGGTTCTTGAAAAGTACCCACAAATGAAGATTGCCGCAGATATGGAAAATCATGCTCGGCACTCTGGGGTTCATGCGGCAGGGATTCTCGTCACAGAAGAGCCAGTCAGCAAGTATTGTTCTGTCAACTCTCAGACTGGTGCAGCACAGATAGACAAGAAAGATGCAGAATCGCTAAATTTGCTCAAAATCGATGCTCTTGGGCTCAGAACCTTGTCAGTACTGCAGGATGTCCTGGATCAAGTTGGTTGGACGAGGGATCAGATCGTCAACTACCAACTGGAAGACCCAGAGGCTTTTGCTATCCTTAATGATGAGAAATACGCTGGGATATTTCAGTTTGAGGGCTACGCACTTCAATCTGTGACCCGTCAGATGAAGGTGCACAAGTTTGAGGACATCGCAGCAATCACTGCGTTGGCTCGTCCTGGACCACTCAACTCAGGAGGCACGACAGAGTACATCAAACGCCACACAGGTGCAGCTCCTGTTCAGTACTTGCACCCTTTGACAGAAGGCATCACCAAAGTGACCAATGGTGTTGTGGTTTATCAAGAGCAGGTCATGACTATCGGTCGTGATGTCGGCAAGCTCTCTTGGGAGGACGTTTCGACGTTACGGAAGGCCATGAGTAAGTCTCTCGGAAAAGAGTTCTTTGACACTTTTTGGGAGAAGTTCAAGGTTGGTGCTGCAGAGAATGGCATTGAAGAAGATCAAGCACAGCGCATCTGGGATAACATCAACACAATGGGGTCTTGGGCATTCAACAGATCTCATGCGATTGCGTACGGATTGTTGAGCTACTGGTGCTGTGTTCTCAAGGCAAAGTTCCCTCTCGAGTTTGCAGCTGCATGTTTGCGCAATGTGAAGGACGACGAGCAGGGAATCAGGCTTTTGCGGGAAGTTGTCAAGGAAGGCTTGAGCTACAAGCCATATGACAAGTTCAAGTCAACACAGAACTGGTCTGTTCAAGATGGCGAGTTGATCGGTGGCCTGATCGGAATCAAGGGCATTGGTCCTAAAATGGCCGAGGACATCGTTTTCCGCAGGGAGATGTGCCAACCCCTGACCCCAAGACAAAACAAGCTCCTGGACGAAGGGGAGACGCCATACGACGATATTTTTGAGTGCGAGCGCAGATTCGGACACATAAAGGCCAATCCACAAGACCATAACATCGTTTCTCCGATCACAGACATTGTCGATCTGGATGGGGACAATCCAGGAATGTTCGTGTTCTTCGGCAAGCTCAAAGAGAAGAACTTGCGAGACATGAACGAGACAGTCAACCTAGCCAAGCGTGGCGGACGCAGAGTTGATCGCAACAACCTGTGGCTGAACGTCACTTTTGAAGATGACACTGGACCAATCATTTGCACCATTGATCGCTTCAAATATGACAAGATGGGCAAGCCCATTGTTGAGGACGGCAGATTGGGTGATTGGTATCTGATAAAAGGCCAAATCAAGGCTGGCTTCAGAAAAATTTATGTCGACAAATGGCGTAAGCTCACATAAGTCTTTGTTTTTGATCAAAAACTATTTTTAATTATTTTTGACAAAATTGTTGCTTTTTTAGTTGAGATCACCGATAATAACTGTATTGAGAAAGGAGCACATTATGTCAGAACTGTTGAAGCACATCGAATCTTTAAATGCCCATGCTGATCTTATGATGGAGCAGGAGCCAGGACTTTGGATGTCAAAGTGGACGGACGACTTGTCACATTGGAATGACATGGGTATTTTCACTGTTGAGGACTTTGAGCGCAACTCGTTGATCAACAACATCAGCGATGCTTCCAAAGAGCTGTATGGTTGCCGTCTTCGCCTTGAGTGGGATGAAATGTCAATTGAGCGTATGAAGGAAATGTATGCGAACATTTGCCATCAGCTCAACGAGCAGTATGAGGCAGAGAAAGAAGCTGAAGCTCTTGCTGCCGAGTGGAAGAAAGGTCTTCCTGATGACTGTGAGCCTCTTCCTTACGAAGAGTATGCGTACCTAGAGGCTCAATGTTGAGCCTCTTTTGAGAGAAAGGAAATTATCATGAGCAACGAAGTTTATTGGGCATTATTCATCGACGACGATTTCGATGGCTATTTCGAATCTGTTGAAGAGGCTAACAAGAAAGGCGAAGAGTCTGGCATGGATTTCTACGTCGAAGAGCGCGTTGACGAGCCTGACCAGTTTAACAGTGATGCTGAGGCTGATGCCGATGCGCTTGCGTCAGCAGGTTGGGGAACTGATGAAGACTATGGCTACTATGGCGGGGAGGACTACTGATGTATCGTTTTAATTTGAAAATAGTTGTTGACTTTTTAGTCAGTTTGTAAGATAATATACATATTGAGAAAGGAGCACATTATGAAACATACACCATCCCGTCGCCAAGTAACTGATCGTCTCGGAAACCTCCGTAAGACGTGGTGTGGCCCATATGCCTTGGCAGTTGTTGCAGGCAAGACCTACGAGTTTGCCTACCAGATGCTGAAGCAGATCCGTGGCAAGCGTCATGCTTGTGGTGTCTACAACACCAACATGGATAAGGCTTTTGGCTTCTGTGGCCTCAAGGCTGAGTTTGTCAAGGCTGAGAAGCGTTGCAATCTTCGCAAGTACATTGATGAGTACTTGGCTCCCAACAAGCTGTACATCATCAACATCACTCGCCACTATGTGGTAGTTGATACCCGCGATCATACCACGATCGACAACCAGAACCCTGAGTGGGTTCCTACCGAGAACAGCAAGCACCTCCGCTGTCTCGTACAGTGTGTTGCTGAGATCAAGAATCCAGCAATCGAGCCTCTGCACCAGAACGCAGAGTTCGACTTCGGATTGACCAACTGGAAGAGCGCGTAATGCGCTCGACCATTCCTCTGGTAGAGGATTTCGTGATTGAAGACATGACCCACTGGCCAGAATATGACTGTGGGTTTTCCATTTTGGCTCGCATGGAAAATGGCGATATCTGGATCAGCAACTGGCTGTTGGCAGATTGGGAAGAAGCATTCAAGCACATGGAGATAATATCTAGCATTCACAAAAAGCAGTATGAAAACAAGCCTGATGGAATCCTTCACCACTTCAAGTTCAATGGTTGGACAAAAGCAAAGCACAAATGGATTCGTCTTGATGAGATGAACATTCCAACGTTCGGAAGAGCTAAGTAGCTGTTATTGATCAATAAAAAAGTTTATTTATTTTTGACAAAATTGTTGCTTTTTGTCACAAGATCAACGATAATAATACTATTGAGAAAGGAGATTACCATGGCACGATATGTTTACTACACACTTCAGACTGGGGCTAAAGACGCGATGTTCGGTATGTGGCGTATGCATTATAGTCAAGACGACAACTTCTGCACTTACCCTAGCTATGTGCAAAACATTGCTGCGCACCCTGATGAGGCCAATGCCAAAGCTCAGGCTTTCATTGATGCCAAGAACGCCAAGGATAATACTTGGGAGCACGTTCTGGTTGAGCCAGCTGAGTTCGAGCGTAACAAAATTGACTATGGCCCAATTGCCATCAAGAATCAGGAGCTTGTTAACAGCCTCCGTATTGACGGCAAGATTCCTTTCGGAAAGCACGTCAACAAGCCTATCGTTGATCTTGCCAAAGAGAATGTTGGCTATTTGCTTTGGGTGATCAACACCTTCAATGAAAAGTGGGCTGACTACTTTTCTGACTCAACCTCTGTGAACCCAACAGATGTCCTTGATGTTGCTTGCAAAACCAGCACCAAGCTGACAGTGCTTGAAGCTCTTGCGATTGTTCTGGTCGAGATGGATCAGGATGGCTTGATTGAGCTTGCTGTTGAAGCTAACAGCGATGCTCCTCGCAGTGAGCACATTGGCTCTATCGGTGATAAAATCACTGTGGTCGTTACTGTCAACTCAATTCAAGAGAAAGGCACAGACTACGGTTGGACTTACTCTTACAAGTGCACTGACACTAACAGCAACTATGTCGGTTTCAAAACAGTTGCCAAGTCTTTCTCTGAAGTCAAGGTTGGTGATCAAATCACTGTTGAGGGAACTGTCAGCTATCATGGCGAGTATCACCGCCAGAAGCGCACCTACCTCAAGAGGGTCAAGTGCCTATGATCATAACGAAGGCTCATGGCAAACTGTGTCTGGCTCGCGTGAAGCTGGACACAAGTTCAATCAATGTTTTGTCGAGCCTTCCAGGATTCAAAAAGTGGGTTGGTCGTGACCTGCTTTTTGCCCCGACTGGAGCTAACCTAAAGATCCTCTGCAAACATTGGCCAGATGCTGAGTGGGATGAAGAATCAAAGCGCATACTTGATGATTACATCACCTCCTTGAAGGAAGCCGAAAAGACTCGCAAAGATCGCGAAGAGTTTGAGCCTCCTAATGAGGACGATTTCAAATTCAAGACCAGACCTTTTGATCATCAGCGCAAAGCATTCTACATGAGTCGTGACAAAAAGAACTTTGCTCTGCTCATGGAGCAAGGGACTGGCAAAACAAAAGTCATCATTGATACTGCTGCATATCTCTACGCCAACAACAAAATTACAGCCTTAGTTGTTATCGCTCCCAATGGCGTTCACCGTAACTGGTTGAACAAAGAAATTCCAGAGCATCTTCCGGAGTGGTGTCCTCATGAGTCAATCTACTACTATTCCGGAATGAACAAAACTCATATGAAAAAGTTTGACGATGTTCTTGGCTGTTCTGAGAAGCTAAAAATATTCAGCTTCAATGTTGAAGGATTCGTCAGCACCACAGCTGTCAAATTTATTGAGAGAGCTTTGGTCAGCAACAAAACTCTTCTTGTCATTGATGAGAGCTCTCGGATAAAACGTCCAGGAGCAAAGCGAACAAAGACCATAACCAAGTTTGCTAAGTTCGCTGAATACCGCAGGATCATGACTGGGACTCCTGTAACAAAAGGACCAGAGGATGTCTACAGCCAGTTCAGGTTCCTTGACGACAAGATTCTCGGATACGACAGCTTTTACTCTTTTAGAGCTCGCTATTGCATCATGGGTGGTTTTGAGAACAAACAGATCGTCTCTTATCAGAATCTCCCAGAGCTGACAAACAATATTGAAGGACATTCATTCAGAGTTCTCAAGAAAGATTGTCTGGATCTCCCAGATAAAATTTACCAGCGACACTACGTTGACCTCTCCCCAAAACAAAAGAAACTCTACGATCAGTTGCGTAAAGAGTTCATCGTTGAGATGGAAGGCAAAGAAATATCAGCCCCAGAGACAATCACAAGATTGCTCAGACTTCAGCAGATAGTCTGTGGTTGGTTCCCTCAAGAAGATGGTACGATAGCTATTGATGAGAAAAATCCAAGAATGGAAGCTCTAAAAGAGATTTTGGAGAACATTGAGCAGAAGGTCATCATATGGGCACGCTTTAAGGCTGATTTAAGAGCCATAGAGAGGCTGTTAGGAGACAAGGCTGTTGCTTACCATGGGGATGTGTCAAACGACGCCAGAGAGGACGCTGTAAAGCGTTTCCAGAACGACGATTCAATCCGTTACTTTATCGGACAGCCTCAGTCTGGTGGCATTGGCTTGACATTGACTGCGGCAGAATATGCAATCTACTACTCTAACAGCTTTGATCTTGAGACTAGGCTGCAGTCTGAGGACAGATGTCACCGCATCGGGACAAAGAACAACATAACATACATTGACATTGAAGCAAGCAAGACGATTGATACTAAAATCATCAAAGCATTGCGTGGGAAGAAAAACCTAGCTGATGTCGTTAACAATGATCCTGTGTCATTATTCTTAGAGGTGAAGGATGAGTGAGAAAAATTTCTGGACTCTGGTGCGCAAATCACTGCCGCTCAAAATGTATCGGGTTGAGAATCGGGTTGCCAAAGGTATGCCCGATGTTCATTATTTGAAGGACGGCAACTCTGGTTGGGTTGAATTAAAATACTTGAAACAATGGCCAAAGACTCGTATTTCTGTCGGGTTGCGTCAAAACCAATACATATGGCACAAGCAATACAGAGCCGAAAATGGTAAATGTTGGGTTTTGATCAGGATTGGCAGAGATTTCACTGCGTTGTTTGACGGATTGGTTTCTCAAGAACTTTTCAAAAGACCAGCTCGTAAAGATTTCGTTGAAATGGCTTCTTGGTGTAAGTTTGGCAATTTGACCAAAGAAGACTGGGAAGAACTTGCTGGGATTCTGACTAAGGAAGAACTTTAGCTATTTGCTCTTAAGACTAACAAGAAACAGTAGTAAGGCCACAGCCCCGCCAACCAAACCGAGAGTGAAAATGCCCACAGCACCATAAGTAAGTGCAGTCTTGATGGCTTTCTTCTTAGCCAGTCTTTTAGCTTGTTCACGCTCAATAGCCTTGCGTTTAAGTTCCTTACGGTTAGTCATGAATTTTTGGTAGTCGTCCCAAAGTCCTGCTCGACCTTGGTAGATAAAAATTTGTTTTATTTCAGCTTCGTGATTTTTAATTTTTTCGAGTTCAAAGAAAGCCTGCATATCACCTTGTTTAGCATCTTCCTCTAACTGTTCTTTTGCGTCTGAAAGTTTTACGAGGTGCGGACCCATTTCTCCTACAGAAGTTATGTGCCCACAAAGTTCTTTGACTGCGCCAATCGCCTCATTTGCGATTTTAATCGCGGCTATGGCTTCAAAGATCATTGCTGTGTCGCTTGCAAAATCTGCTCTCTGGCTGTTGGCGACAAACCTTCAACTACATTCTTAACAGCGGGAGGAGTTTCTTCCATGTCTTCCGTAGTCAGCTCTGGCCTCAGAGAAGCAGCAACTGTTGAAGTTAGTAGCGGTTGTTGAGTTCTTGCTGTGTATTGACGGACAGCATCACGAGCTTGACCTGCTGCAGCCATGCCCTCTCCAGCCTCAATCGCTTCCCTTACGAATGGTATGAATTTGCCGTATTGAAGTATCCCTGCACGAGCCATTCCTGAAAGAATCGTGTAGCCTGATCCCGATGGGTTGAGTTTGATCTCCGCCCAAAGTGTTGGCATCACATTCTTTCGGAACTCGGCAATCCTAGCGAGCTCGTCCGGAGTGAATACTTGTTCCATCAATTTTTTATTTTTTACGAACACATCGTCGTAGCTATTGACGATCGCTGTCCTAGTTATGCCACCTGCTCTTCCGCCAGTGAAGGCTTTCTCAAGTATGCCGTCTTTGAGCAAAGCGACAACTTCTGCATACTGCTCTGCTGGCATGTTCTGCTCGAGCTTTTTGAGCGCAAGACCTATCGCTTGATTTGGTGCGAACTTGGCGTGACCGAACAAAATATTGGCGACTTGAAGTGGCGTGTACTCTGGGTTGCTAAGAGTCTCTAGAATCTTGTTTGCAGCTTTCTGCGGAGAAGTTGCTGCAGTTCCTTTCCCAGTCATCCCGATGTATTGCTTGTAGAGGCCTGTTGCTTCTTTGAGTTGATCAATGACTACTTGATCGCCTGTTATCAAACCTTTTTCAATGCCATCAAAAACAGTCTCATCAACAACAGCTTTGATCCTGCCTAAAGCAAGAGCCTCTGGAGTTCCAGGAGTTGCCTGTCTTGATGCGGCATTCAGTGATTTCTGATAAGCGTGCAGCTGAGTCAGATTTATGCCTTCAAGAGTCCCTTCCTCTGCAGCCTTCAATAGTTGCTGGAGATATTTGACCTCACCACTCAGAATTGGCATTTGAGCTAGCAATCTTTCTTCAATGCCTAGGTCGTCAACAACAGACAAAGCATTGTTAGCCATAGTAACACGACCTTCAGTTGTAAGCAGTGGCTGATCAACAGCCTCTTTTACAGCTTCATAGCCTTCTTTTGCAGCTTGTTTAGTTTGCGTAGCTTGTTTCTGAACAACTCCTGCAGCAGTTTCTGCAGCAGCTAACGGGACGCTCTCCGCCCCAGTCACAGCTTTAGAGCCTGACCCAAACTCATCCTGAAGAGCACGAGCATCAGCTCGAATGGCTTCAATCTGTGTGTCATCAAAGCCACGCAAAATCGATTGAGCAGTCGGGTCGGTGCTAGGAGCACGACGCATGACATCTTCAGCTTCCAACTGCTCTGTAACTTTTTCTGTCGGTGTGGATCTATCTGGCAGTGGGGCTGTCCTCTGGCCAGACGTCAATGGGTATTTTGATTCCTGCTGAGCACCGCCACCAGCACGTTGTGCTAATGACTCAAGAACTGGAGTTATGCGAGGAGCTGTAGCTCTTACAACTTCTGTCGCACCTTCAACCACAGGCTTTGCAACAGCTCCAACACCTTTACTGATGCCTTTGACCAAAGGTGGCAATAGTACATCTGCACCAACGCCAACCCCAGTCGCAATTGCAACGTCTTTTGCCAGATCACCAACACCCTCTTTTTTCTGTGCTGTTGTTTCTGGTGTGAGAGAAGCCTCAATGCCTTTCCCACCAAGCTCTGTTGTTGAGTAGGCTGGCAAGCCCCTCATGATAGTTTGGCCAGTAGTTTTAGCACCGCTAACAAGTTTGGTTGCTGGCAGGTACTTGTAGATTTCACCAGTCAATGTCCCGATATCTTGCTCTGAGATTCCTGGCTTGTTGACGTAGTATGGCTTGTCGTTCCAGATGATCATCGGGTGATTGAACTCGTCGGAGTAGACGCCACCAAAACGCTCGTCACCTTTGAACTGATTCTTGATTACTTCAGCCTTGCCCCAATCATCACGAGTGAACATCAATCGCACATTGGTCCCGAAAGCATCCCAAAAGCCAACGTCTGGGATATCTGTTGCTTCTGGCACAGTTGGGTATTCTAGCTCTACGCCATGGCCTGTTGCTGCTTGATACAAGCCTTTGACAACATCTGCAGCTTGATCAGAGAGTGAGACTTCTTCTGTTTCAGTCTGTTCGTCAAGAATCGGACCACTACCACCAACTGTACCTGCACCTGCAGGGACTTGTAAACCCATTATTGTGCTCCCCATCCTTTGATGATATACGGAGACATGCTGTCAAAAATACCATTGTTAATGACGACAGCACCATTAGGCAATGCATTGTAAAAAGCATCAAACTCTTCCTGATTGTTAGGATCGCCTGTGTATTTCTCAAATATTCCTTTGTCAACTTTGCGCAACTCTTGGTTGATCTCTTTGGTTGTTGCACCTTGTTCAAGCATTTCAATCTCTGTGTCATTCATCCACATTCCATTTTCTGCCATCTTTTTGAAAGCATACAAAGAAATGTAGTTGGCTTCTGGGGTGTTGCCCATGCTGACAGATGCTTTTTGATATGCTGCAAATTCAATGTCAGAAGTCGAGCCAGAGCCTGAAGGACGCATCTTCGGAGCCAAGAAATAAGAAACTTGCTCAAGTGTTTCGAATCCGACAATCTGTGGATCTTTCACACCGAACGTCTGTGAGAAAATTTGTTTGAATGGCTGAAGGACTTGAGCCAGCCTTCCAGTTTCGACGTTACCAGACAGCAACAAATCCATTGCTTCGTTGACTTTCGGTATGACAGTCGCAGCTTTATCAACGTACTCTGTTTTAATGTCAGCGAGTGCTTCACTACGCTTCTTTTGAAAAGTAGCACTAGGTGGCGGTTGCCCACCTTGAGCAACGCCAAGGTTAATGCCTATAATTTCTCCATCTCTGACTTGAGCTGTTAACTCTTGATAATTGTTCCCGAGAACGATAGCCTTGCCTATTTTATCATCTTCATCTGTAGCTATTTTTTCAAATATTGAAACGTAGTTAGGATCGCCTTCTTTCAAACCATTGCGCTCAAGGAATGTTTTAGCATTCTCTGGCGACATATAAACTGCAGAACCGAGGCTCATAGATTTCAGAGTCGTTTTACTAGGCTTGTCTGTCAGGGTGAATCCTTCAGCTTTAGCTTTTTCATAGTCTTGCGAGCCGAAGACCACTGGTAAACTCTTTTGACCAGCGTCGTTATAAAGTGTGATTGGCTTCATGCTTGCCATTGCAGTTGTATCTGGGCCAGTGAATGCTGCGCCAATTTGATTGCCAGCTGCATCTTGTTTGATGTAATGATACATAGGTGCGCCATCGGCACTTCTCATCACTTTATTATCAGAGCCCATAACAGGATCAAGTTTTACAAGTTTGATTCCTTTGCCAGTTCCCTTTGGATTAATCAATGTCGCTAACTGAACTGCTGTTGTTGGGAGAGTTGCCTCTTCTTTCCTTCGCAGCTGTGCGTCTTGTATCAAGTACTGTGCAGGTGACATTGCTGCTGTTCCAGCTGCACCCAATGCTGTGGCTCCTGGCTTGCTAGCCTCTGCTGCCATCTGGCTAAAGAACATCAAGGAAAGCAATGCAGGATCAACTGGCTCTCTCTGTGGGTACAGACTTCTTGCCAAGTTCATAGCAGACTCAAGATTTTGATTGCCAAGAACACCAGCCAAAGCACCTTGTGGGAGTGTGCTAACATCAGTTGATGAAGCTCCCAAGACCTGACTTGGTTGTGCTGTTACTCTTGGCGTTGCGGTTCTTTCAACCATTATAAATTACCTCAGGTTGAAGCGAGCTTGTATGCACTTGCCAGTGCACCTAGCCCACCCATTGTCTGCCCATAAACACTTGGCGATTGTAAATACTGGTTGCCTTGTGTTAAGCTGTACTGAGTCGTTTCGTACGGGACACCTTTCAAAGCACCTAGTGCAAAATTGAGCATCTGGAATGGGAACTCACGTTGCTCAACATAATCTGCATATGCTAGGTCAAGAGCCATCTGATCAAGCCTTCTCCTAGCCTCACCAGCAGTCAACAAGCCTGCAGCAGTTTGCTCTTCAATGCCTTGGACAAGAGGAGCCATCTCTGTGAGCCTCTCTGCTTGGCGCAGGCGAGAAGCTTCTTCAGTTTCATAAGCAGAACGCAATGAATCTTCCGCCCCGAATCTTGCTTCACGCTCTCTGTCAAATCTTTGTCCTGCAAACTCAAGACCTCTGGCTGCAGCCTCAGCACGGATATCGCCTATGGCTTTGGCACCTTCTGTCGCAGTTAAAACGTCTTGAATTGCAGAACGAGAACCACCAAATGCTCCTGCTCTTGCAGCCTGTGCTGCTTGCGCTCTCTTTTCTAGTTCAATCTGCTCTTGTGCTGCACGGACTGCTGGGTCTGCAGCTTGCTGATAAATATCCAAGAAAGGCTGTGCAGAGGTCATGCTGAACTGATCGCCCAACAACTGCTCTCTTGTTGCAGCATCGTAACCTTGACCTAATGCTTCTGTCGCTGTTTGTGCACGAGTAAGAAGAGGATCTACTTTGGCACCAACTCCTTCAAGGATCCTGAATGCCTCTTGTTCTTCTGGCGTCAGTTTAGATCCATCGTAAGTTGCAACACGAGGAGCATCAAAAGAAGGAAATTCAGAAGCAGCTAACTCACGAGCCTGATCATAAAGTTCACGGCCACCAGCAGAAACCCATTCAGGGATGTCTGTTCCCTGAAGGACATTGGAATAGCTCGGTAATTCTTCAACACTTGTTGAGCAGAAACCACCCATATCAACTCTCCACGTACACTATCCCAGCTTTTATCAGGCCGAGCTTTGTATAAAATTTATCTTTCCGTTCTAGGTCTCCGGAGAAGATGTGACCAAGCCTAAGTGGAATTTTAGCCTCTTTAGCCACATTCATAAACTCTTTTATCAAAAGATACCCTGCTCTTGACTTCCTGTTCTCTGGATGAACATAGAACCAGTTGTCTGCTAGGAACTTCTCTTCCGACCACCAATCGGAGCCAACATGGCCTCCGATAGAACCTATTATGCCATTTTCATCAGTTGTCGCTACGAAAACAACACCCCGATGAACTGCCTCGCTGATTTTGTTTATCAGCTTTTCAGAACTGATTTTTGGCGTGTTCAGCTCTGTTTGATTATGCATGTCAACCAACATCATCGCCAAAGCAGAGATGTCAAATATGGTTGCTCTGCGAATATTCATCGAATACCGCCAAGAGCTCCCATGTCACCACCTTGCTGCATCGGTTGTTGACCGCCACCTTGTTGCTGCATGACAGCATCAATGAGCTTTTGAAGTTCTGGTAACAGCTTCATCAAAACTCTAGCGACTTCTGGTGTGATGACAGAATCAAGCATTTTTAGCTCTTCTGGAGACATATTAGCCAGACGAGACATCAAAACAGCCGCAATGCTGTCAGATGGCTTCATGAGATTCTCACGAGCTTCTGGTGGCATTGCTGAAAGTGGATTCTGATTAGCACCTTGTTGCATGCGCATCATTTCTTCTTGACTACGAGCCATATTAGCACTCCTTGGTTTCGTATAATACAGACCAGTCGGACTGAGAGCAGAATGCTCCGATCAACCAGCATGTTGGTTCTAAGATCTTCCTGTAGATCTTTCCGAGCAGATCTCCTTTATCACGAAGACCGTAAATGTATTCAATCTCGTTTGCTCTGTGCGTAGCGATGTGTTTCCACAACTTAACACCCTTACCCTTCCGCATGTTGCGAACGACGCTTACAGCCCAGATATGATAGCCATTCACATGCTGAGGTGTTAGGTAATCGCGAGTGAATCTGTAATCTAACACAACTTGTTTTCTCGTCATAAATCCTTGACGACACAACTCGTTGCAAATGACTCGTCCACCAAGGATTCCGCCAAGCGTTCCGCCAATGACGCCACCGAGTCCAGGGAGCAACGCATTTCCTAGTGCTGTACCGATGGCAGAAGCCCCAGCAGATTTTGCAGCTTTCTCTGGATCTTTGCCCATCGCAAGTTGAACACCAAAGTTGAAAACGCCACCCATGCCTGCAGAAGACCAGTTCTGTTTAGCACCTTCGCCATATAGCCTGTTGCCAACTCCCTCTAAATAACTTGGCTGAGGCAATGCTGGGTTGATGTCTGCTGCTGGTAAGCTCCCACCAACTTCTTTGATAGCTTCTCTTACAGCATCTTCTGAGTAAACTGTTGGACCTTTTAATCCACCAATTTTCGATGCACCTTCAGTCCCTTTCAATTTGTTATAAAGATCTAGGTTGCCTGTTGCTTCTGCTGTTGCCCTGTCTGCGATATCAGGATAGTAAATTTTTCCTTTAGGTATTGCATCGAGCTTCAAAAGTTGTTGGCCTCTTGATGCAGAAGCTGCAGCAGATTCTGAGGCTGTATCAAAACCAATAGAGGATGCTAGTCCTTTGCCTGTTTTCTCAAGAGTCCCAAGGTTCATATAATAAGGATCTGTTAGTGCAGCTCCAACGTTCGTTCCAACATAGGTCGCGGCAGATGATGCAACGTCACCTATTGCTTGTTTCCGGATTTCTTCAGGAGTCATATATCCTGGAGGAGTCTGATCACCAACTGTTTCTTGATACCTGTTGAGCATCTCTTGATCAACTGGGTTGCTCGGAGTATATGTCCTTTCGCCTGTTTGAATCGTACGAACCCATTGGAAAACTGGCATTGATTCTGTGCCATATATGTCCTGCAGTTGAGTAAGATCCATGTCAGGTGCGGCTGACTCTGTTTGATAAACATTGTATGTATAAGTCTGAGGATCTTCGTTTGTCAATCCCGAGAGTGCTCCTGGTTCTGCCATTAGCTGATCACTCCTTTAGCTTTAAGATCGGTTATTAAAGTCCCCAGAACATCTGCGACTTCTGCTAAAGTCGTAGAGTCTGCATCAAGAACTCTGTCTGTTGTAACATTGCTCATTTGATATGGCTCTACGGAAGCAGAGCTCTGCAAAGAACGTATCTGGAGTTCCAGTGTGTTGACTAATCTGTCACCCCAACCTTTTTGATATTCTGCTGGTGCTGCTGGTAGTCTTGGGTTTATCCTACTCATCGCATTCCATCCGTTCTAGTGTTCACTCGGAAATCACCAAATGACCATGAATCTCCGAGATCGTCACTTTCAACTTTAAATTTCATCTGACGGCCTCGAGCTCTCATGCTGATTTTAGTCGTTGTTGGTGTAATAGTAAATGGTCCTTTGGTTATTCCTGTGTCTGAAGGGTATTTTCTTGTTGTCACAGTAACGTCAGCAGAGCCGGAGAGAGTCAAGTTGGGAATGATTTTGTCCACCATCATCAGAGTTTCACCAGTCATGTCTATTTCCATAGGCGAACTCTCTATGTAGGCTGTCATAGCAGAACCATTATCATCAGTTCCCGTTTCGTGATTGTACATTTCCCCATTTACATCAAAAGCGAATGGGACTGTCCTTGAACCAAAAGCATCTGACCAGCATGTTCTGTCTAATGTACCAATGCTCCAAGCATCTTCCCTGTAATTATAAGTCACGTAAGAATCTGGCTCTGGGTCATTAATGTCTGTGTTGTCTGTGCTAACGTAAAACCAAGATATTTCGTCAAACTGATTGTTGTGTGCCACAAATGCTTTATCAAACTGGCTCTTATTCAGCCTGTCGTAAACGAAATACTGAACAGGGCAATTCATTTCGCGCAACGCACCATCGTACATGAAGAAATTGTTTTCTCCCATCCAGAAAACTCTGCTGTCTATGTTAAACATTACATTTTTGCCAGCAGCACCACAAGCCGTTCCAAGCAATCGGAAAGAGAATGTGAATGGAGGACCAACAAATGTCATGCCGTAAACAGCTTCGTCTGTTGATATAAACATCTCATCACGGGTTGGTAGCAAAGAAACAACTCTAGTTCCAACCTCAAGCCTTTGATCCCCTGCTGTGTTTGTGGCAGTAGGAGCCCAATCGGCAAAATCTTCTTGATCTGACCACCTGACCTGCATTGGATCTATATCAGAACCTCCATACGGCACAGTTCCTGCAGCAATCCAGTGACGATCTGGGAAAGATATTTGAGTTAATCTTGTATTGGTCGGGACAGAGGTTGCACCTCCTAAGCTAGAGACGAGGACGGCACGAGTATTTGTTCCACCACTTAAATCCCAGTAATACATCGCATTGTTACGAACTGTTGCCAGAACATCTTCGCCCCAAAGATTGATGGACCATTGAGAAATTTCAGTTATTAAACCACCACTAACTGTCCTTGGTGTGTCCCAAGTCTCTGCACCCCAAGCCCCTGAACTCCATCCAGACGCTGGAGCTGCAGTTACTGTTCCAAGGCCAGACAACAAACCTATTAAATAATTAGCATTAGTAGATCCACCACCTGTTGCTGTTGAAGTTGCCGCAGTCGGGGATTGTATCGTGTAAGTATTGGCATCAACATAAGTTATTTGATAGCCTCTTTTGCGATTTAGAGTATCTGCTGGTATCCCGCCAACTGCGGTAGCACTATCAAATACAACGTAGTCTCCATCTTCAGCACCGTGACTTGCATCTGTGACTGTTACAGTCGTTGTCCCATCTGTCGCAAATGGATCTGTCAATGCTGCGGTAGCTCTTAAAGGAGTTATGTCGTAAACAACTTCATTCTTTATGACGTAAAGGTGAGAAGACGTACCGACAGCAATGTAATCTTCTTGATCTGTTATAGCTCGCCAACTTACGACTCTTCTTGATATCCCTTGAAGAGTTTCTTCTGTGTTATAATCTGTTTCATCGGATGGTGTTACTGAGTAAAGCTCTTCTTTTTCCCAGCCACCTATTTTAGTTGGATAACCATTCCGGAAACGAACTTTGTCACAATCAATCCAATATGGACCATTTTTGCCAGCACTGTACTCTGTGATGTCTTTAACGATTCCTGGTTTGAATTGAAGCAAACGTAACGGCATCAGACATTCCTCATGCGCTCAACAAGACGCTTGGCTCTGTTTGGAACTTGCTCGTACCACTTTGAATCCATCATTTGATCCGCAGCCTCTTGCCATTCTCTGTTGTCAACAGCCTCTTTCATCTTCTTGAACTTGCTCAACCTAGGTCTCCCTAAATTAAACATCATGTTTGCGATGATTAGCTGGACTTCCTCCGGAAGGTCATCATAATCCGGGTAGAGTCTTATGCACTCGTTATACGTCGTTTCCACATCTTGTTCAAATACTTCTTGAACTCGCTCTGGTGCAACTGGAGTCCCGACTTCGCAACCATGCTCTTCATCGTTTTCTGTGATCAAGTGGCCTATGCCGAATGTCGGGTAACCAAGGTGATCAAGGTAAATTTTGTATTCACAACCTTCATCATACTCTAGTTCAAGCCTAAGTTGTTCTCTGTTCATCATCATTTGGTCAATCCTTTGGCTTTTTCAAACGTGCGCATGCCACCCAAGCCTAACATGCCGAGCAGAACTGTCATGAGCGAGTCCATATCGAACGCAGGGATTTGAGGTATCTCTGCCCCATACCACGCAACTCCAAATACAATGAGTGGAGCAAGCACAAAGTGATATGCCAACGCGACTCCGCATGTCCATCCGATGAATGGCCTCCATCCTGCGACAAAGATTGATCTGTGCTTTGCTTCTTCTCTGTTTGTGAGGACTTGTGCCATCGCAGCTTCATGAGCTTGCTTTTCAGCCATAGTCGCGATTTCATGAGCCAAGGCATTCTTTTGATCCTTATCCTCTATAAATTTATCAAGTAATCCTGTGACTGGTCCAATCAATGCTTGTAACATAACAGACTCCTAGCCAAGAATGCATCCTAGCGAAAATGCGACTGCAGCGGCAACGACTATGATTTGAACATCAAATAACGTCATCATCTTAATATCTCCACAGAACCTTTTTTAACCATTTTAGGGACGCAGTAAGCATCAACCTTCCTTTTAGTCCAATAATTATATCGCCATTTGCCTGTTCTCTCTGCAAAATAGTTGCAGCGATCAATGCTATACCAGTAGGACATATCTTTTGGTTGTGGTTCTCCATCAAGCACGACGATCAATGCGAAAACCAGAATCATAATAATACCTACTTTTTGGCCATATACGCGGTAGCTCCAAAATACATGCCGACAATCGACGCTTGAGATAAGAACAACATGTCCGACAAGGATGCGAGGGTTGAAAGCCTAGATTCAGGCACAAACGGCAATATCGGAAGTATAGCGAAGCCGACCATTGAAGCCATAGCAACGATAGCCAGTTGACGCTGTGATTTTGCTTTTTCTTCTCGTAACTCGAGTTCCATGATTTCTCTGGCATGTGCTAGCTCCTCATCAGATATGATGCCATCGCCATCCTCATCAAACCGCTCATATTTAGAGCCTGACTCAAAGTTCTTCAACCTTTGTCTGCCTTTCCATCCAACTTGTCGAATATAGCGTGCAGTATGTTTTTTATTTCTTGCATGTCCTCTCTGTAATCATCCCTGCGGACATAATGATCATTGATTCTTAGCTCTACTTGATGCAACTCATTCTTAAGACGCTGAACTGTGTCATACATAGTTCTGATAAACCAACTCACACCTGCGACTGCAGCTGCTATGCCGACATTGTACAGTTCTTGCATTTCCATTAGATTTCATCCGGCCAATCGTTAATTGGTGCGTTTCCGGTAGGATTACCGTCAGCATCTACTGGCGCATTATACAACGCCATAAACGCTGTGTGGTCAGCCGCGCCTGTGATCGCAGTTTCGATGGTATTGCTCGCTGTACGCACTGCCGCACGATAGGTTGTGACTTCAGCAGGGACAGTGTATCCAGATACCTCAGCCGCCTTGATGACCATCCAATCAGTCTGAGCAAGCAAGCCGCTAGCAGTCAATTTCGTCTGTGCAATGGCATTGCTCTTGAGTCCTTTGGTGACGATCTGAACACCGTCTTCATCCAGTACAGGATTACCGTCCTCGTCTACTGCGTTGACATCATCCAGTGCCTTTGGAATTCCTGCACTCCAGTAGAAGCGATTGTCGAACGGTACAGGCTGTAAGTCCTGATTCCACACCAGACCTTTAGCGGCCTTCTCCTCGTCTGTCCAACGATTCCACTGAGCAGGATGTTGTGTACCTTCAGCGTCAGTCCACGCCCTGCCTTGCTTGATGACTCTACCTAAGTAAGTCCACATTGTTTCTATCTCCTATCAGCGAGCATTGCTGTACTTAAATGGGTTTTCGGCAAAGGCCATGTAGATGTATGTCTGTCCACTAGCATTGACTTGTGCGCTACTTGTCTGATGAATTTTGAATCCATTAGATAGGAATGTCATCCTTTGAATAGAAGTGTTTTCTGCCTTGCTATCATCGGCCTCTAATTGCCAATTATCTAAATTGTATCCATCTCGTTTTGAGTCCCATAAGTTCCAAGCAGTACCTGATCCTGATGATTGCTTAATTAAGACCCATGCGGGGCGAAAACCTAAATAAACAAAAGGCGAATCTGTTGCACTACCATTGCCAGCGTATGAGCCAATCTTTGAGTAGCCTTCGACACTGTGGAATGCATAAAACACATGAGATTTTGTATTGTTGTTTGCAAGATTGGAACTACCTAAAGTGAATACAGAAGTAGTCGGTGCTGTGTTGTTCCATATTGTAGATTCAGTGAATGCCGCATTAGTTGAATTTAATTTTATAGTTTGTGAAGGCGAAATACTTGTATGGTAGACAGGCCAATCATTAACAGTCGGACGGTCTTTGATGATAATCATCTCAGGTGCTTGTGATAAGCCGTGACCTACGGTTGCTCCTGCCGTTTGATTTCCAACGAATGTCCCAATACTAAACCCAGACTCCGTATTCACACTTACTGTTGAAGGGATAGAGCCATCTGTGTTGGATACACCAGAGCCGTTGGCTTTCCACGCCCAGATTACATATGGGGCAAGACTAAACATTGAACCGCCATAATCAAACCCATCACTATTAAATGCAGTAATCAGATTGGCATTAGTGTTTTCCACGCTAGTTGAGTTTGATACCAACTCTTTGTCACCGCCACGAACAGCATCATATAAACCGTGATTTTGTGAAGCATCTCTGCGTTTTCTCCAGACCCAATCAGGTTGGAAGTTGTAACCACTAATGCTTCCAGTGGCAGATGAAATAGTTGTCGTCACAACACCAAAGTAATCCTGTGGACTGCTTCCCTGTGCAGGGTCTATCGCAGGATCGGGTAGGTTGGCTGTGCTGAGTGGTAAATATGCCATGTCTAGTTCCTACGCAGGTGGATCGTATTTGAATGGCTGTTGGCCAAAGTTGAAATCAACTACTGACTTTGATGCTCCTGATCCATTTGTAACAAACGGGAAAT